TCTGCACGCGCCGCCTGACCATCACCTCGTCGGCCACGGAGAGGCTGTGCGCGCGCTTGATCCCGGCTGCGATCCGCTCAATCTGCTCAGGCACCGTCATGGGCGGCACCTGCTTTGGCGGCTGCCTTGCCGCCCTTGGGCTTGTTAGCCTTGGCTGCGGGCTTGGCTGGCTGCTCCGTGTCGGCAGGCTCGGCCCCATCCGCGAGAGCCTTGGCAACGGTCTCCTCCGTCAGAGACTCGCCCGCCTTGATGCGCTCGGCGAGCTTATCCGCCAGCGCGTCGACGTCAATATTGAGCGTGACGCCCTCCTCGACGCCGGACATGAGGGCGGCATTATCGATCTCGGCGATCCCGCCTGTGCGGGTAAAGCCCTGCTCCTCTAGCTTGCGGGCGGCCTCGTCCGAGGCCACCCTGCGCACGACGTTGTCACGCTGTAATATAATCATATTGCACCCCCTCACTGGCTGGCAGGACCTGCTTGCAGTTAACCCACACCTGCGGCCACTTATTGTCGGTGATCCACAGGTCGTGATACTTGCGGTAGTCGATTGCCCACGCGCGGGCAGATTGGTTGGTCTCAGGGTCAAATATGCGCACCTTGTCGGTACGTGATACCGCGATCGGCACCGTGCGCGGGCAGATGATCCAGTTGACGTCGAGCGCGTTTTCGGCGGGGGCAAATCCGCCCGTCTTTTGCCCCTCGGTCTTACCGTCCGCAAAGATATATGCGCTCTTGAGCCGCCCGGAGCCGACACGCCGGATCGGGTGCTCGCCGTTTAGGGCTCTGACCTTGAGCGTTACGCCGCCCTGCGTAAAATCGACCACATCGAGCTTTTTGGATATCTCTGCCGAGGTGTCCAAAATAGCCGCGACAAGTGTGGACATCGTGATTACCAGCGGGGTGTCGCTGCCGACCACGTCCTGCACGGCGGCGATGTCGTAGTAGAGCTTAGTGAGGATATCCGCAGCGGTCGGCGTATACCCGCCTGCCGCACGCTTATGGGCAATCGCGCCCGCCGCGATCTTACTGTAACGGTAAGCGTCGATCTCAGGCACCACTTTAGCGCGCTGGAACTCGCCCATCACCTGCGACGCCGTCACCACAAAATTGGTGTCATTGACCTCGTGCTCATCGAGCGCAAACCTGCGGCCACGATCCATCGCAAAAGTAAGGTCTTGCCACGTCAGGGTGACGTCTCCGTCGACAAACCCGTTGCTATAGTCAGCGAGGCCGTCCATAACGATCTGCGGCACCTTGACGGTCTTGCCTCCGGTGTACCGGATCAGGCTGGAGTTGGGCTCCATCCAGCCAGATGTGGAGAGCTCGACCGCCGCCTTGTCGAGCTCGCTCTGAAATACAGATGCATATTGCAGTACATTAGCCATTGCTCATCCCTCCTCTGATACTCTTGCTGATCTCGTTGCGGATCGCCTCGTTGGCGTTGGATGCCTTGCCGATGCCAAGCGGCGTCTTGCCGCGCAGCCGCTCCCTGACCGTGGCCGCGACCGCTGCGTCAAACGCCTCGGTCAGCTTGTCGCAGGCCGCCGTCATGTCCTGCTCGCTGGTTAGCGGCAGCAGGTCGGCGAGCCCGACCGGGTAGCCATCGCCGCTTAAGCGGGCTACCGCCTTATCCCTGACGTCGCGGGCGAGGAGCTGCGCCTTGAGCTGTGCGATCTCATTGCTGGTCTTGTCGGCCTCCGCCTTGGCACGCTCCTCCGGGGAGAGCTTGGCAATACGCGCCTGCTCCTCCTGCTCTGCCTGCCACTGTGCCTTGGCCGCGTCGATCCGTGCCTGCAGGTCGGCGTCAGTGTACGTCTTGCCGTCCTTGGAGGAGGGCTCTGTCTTTTTGCCGCCCTCAGGTGCGGCGGGGTCTCCGTCGCCGCCCCCGTCATCGCCGCCGATCCCCAGCAGCTTACCCAGCCGCTGCAGGAACTTGCTCTCCGGCTTAGCCTCTTTGCCCTCCGGCTCTGTGCCTTCGGAGGGCGTCGTCTCAGTTACAGGATCGGTTGTCGGCTCCGTCGTGGTGACGGTCGTATCAATTGTCTCTGCCATTGTGTCTTGCCTCCAATTAATCTATTGATAACCGGCGTTTAACCGCCGGATATCTGCGTGTTTTCTTCGGCCTCCTCGTCCGGTGGGACGGGGAGGCCGATGTAGTCGTATGCGGATAAGTAGCTTAGCCCTCGCGGCAGGATACCCGCCTCAACAAGCTGGATGTGCTCGTAGGCGTCCACGCCTGCCCAGCGCTTACCTGTCACAGCGTCCGTCCCTCCCGCGCAAACCGCTCGTTGTACAGGTCACGCAACGCGGCCTTGACCGCGTCCTCGCCGTAGCACTTGATGAGGTACGGCAGGTGCGTCTCCAGCATATCCACGGTTGTCTCGCCCCGGTGGGGTATGTGGTTGGGGTTAAGATAGGCACGCAGGTAATACTC